CCAGGGTTACCTTATCGAAAGATAAGGCTCCTGGGCCTGCAGTGCATCATCCACTAGAGTGATAGATAGAAATGTCTATCATTCACAAGAAGGGAGCTGTTGCAATGTCGTCTGCCGGTAAACGGACGCGCTTTACGTATGATACGCAAAGAGCGATCGGACATAAGGTTTCTATATCCGAATGGGTTGAAGCCAAAGGTAAAATTGGCTTGCCCAACCGTACTGTACAGACGGGGGTTCAGATGACTGAATCCGAGTCACACGCTAGGAGCCGTGATGGCTCCTATCGTGCGGGCGGCCCGTTTTACACGAGCCGTGTGACCGATGTTTTTAAACCCGGTCACGTGGATTCCGCCTCTGCCATATTCCCTACCCACTGGGATGTTTACAGTGGGCCGGTTTATGGCTCGGCTCCATCCGAAGCTGAGATGAAAGAAATTGGTTATAAAAACATCAGCCGTAAATTTGGGGATCGTAATGAATCCCAAATGAAGACTGATGGAACCAATGCTATTTCATACAGCAATCCTATTAACCCTGCATCCAATCTCGGTACCTCTTTGGCTGAAGCCTTTAGGGAGGGTGTTCCCACTCTCCCGGGTATTCAATCATGGAAACAGAGAACCAATGTCCTTAAAGGACTTGGTAGTGAGTATCTCAACTATCAATTTGGTTGGGCTCCTCTGAAGGAAGAAGTTTCTTCCGTCGTTGGTGCCGCCCGTAAGCACCGTGATCTGCTTCAGCAGTATCACCGTGGTGAAGGGTCAGATACGCACCGGATGTTTGAGTATCCATTGCAACGTACGGTAACGTCTCTTCCAACTCAAACCCTATCATTCGTGAGTGGGCCAGGTTGGTCGAGTACCGATCCGAAAGGGACTCGTCAAGTTTCTCTGGTTAGAGAAACGAAGCGCTGGTTCGAGGGTTGTTTTACCTATGGGCTACCGTCGTCAACTGACAGCTGGCGACAGGCTCTAGGTTTCGGCAGTGATGCCGATCAACTTTTCGGAATAGCACTTTCTCCCGATGTTCTCTGGGAGTTGACCCCTTGGAGCTGGGCCGTCGACTGGTTCTCAAATGCTGGTGAGGTTATAAATAACGTCACCAACTTTGGACTAGCCGGTCTTGTTATGCGCTATGGCTACATGATGGAAGAATCCATCGAACGTGTAGTCGCAGAAGGGAACCTCCCTGAACAGACTGTGTACTATAACTTAAAAAGTAATGGTACGTGGTCTGAAAAACAGAGTGGTCCTCTTGGATCATACGTTAATGGCACTGAAAGTGTCACTAAACGTCGTGTTCCCGCATCACCCTTTGGATTTAGCATAGGCTGGGAGGGTTTGTCGCCTACCCAACTTGCTATTACTGCGGCGCTTGGTATCACCAGGCTGCTGTAGCAGATCACTGTAAACACCATGCGGTTATTCCGCATTACCAAAAGGAGTGTGCCTGATGGCACTGACCGATCCGCAGAAATTCAAAGAAGCCGCAGGGACGGAAGTTGAAGCTCCCCGGGTATCAACCGGAGAATTCAAGTCCATCTATGAGACTTCTGATGGCAATAACGTTTTGACCATTTCCACTCAGGAAAGTGGTTCAAATCGAAAGCGCCATCTTGTGCGAATCGACGTTAGCAAGATCACTACGAATATCTACGAAGAAGCCAAAAAACAGACTGTTTCAATGTCTGCTTATTTGGTTGTAGATCGTCCAGTTGCGGGCTTTACCGTCGCTGAAGCGAAGAAACTGGTTGAAGGCCTTGTTGGTCTTCTCTCGGCTTCTACGTATTCTCTGACGGAAAAGGTCCTTGGAGGTCAGTCTTAGACCCTCTTAATGCAATACTTTACTTTGCTTTCGGCTTTTTGCTGATAGCTTGTATTGCTTTGTGTTTTGAGGTCTTTTCTGTCCTCTTGTAACTGCTCCTTTTGAAGGGAGGTAGTGTTGGCACAACGTGATCATGGATATGATTACAATCATGCCACGTCCGGGCAACAGTTTCTGGCGATTCTTATCGTCATTATTCTTGTTGCTCTGGCGGGTCTTGCTATAGGCCTGTCAATTCTCGGAGTTTTCCTCTAAGAATTGACAACCTTCAGTGTGGCAGGCTAAGGATAACCACCTCTATTAGGAGGGGCTATGAAAAGCCTGATATCACTCTGGAATGTGCTGGCTGATGAATTTGCCAGCAGATGTAGCACTAGCACCACCTTGGATAGTAAAACTATCCTGGGTCGATGTGAACACGAGGGTATGTCGTTTCTGACGATTACCCTTCCATCCTTTGGGAAAGACTTTCAGTATTGTCTTGACCAAGGGATGATTGTTCCCGAATCCTTTCTTCCTTTTAGGAAGAGCGGATCATGTCTCCCCTCATTTTTGAGAGGTTTCATGGAACAGGTGTTCCATCTCGATAGTGGTATCCTCATGGATGAACCAGACATTGAATCTATTTTAGCTATACGACAACTGACGTTGTTGTTTTCTAAAATCGAAATTCCCTGCACTCCTGAGAGGGAGCGCAAGGCTATGTCTGATTACATTCATTGTGATCAGGAGGTTGATGTTAAGACTATGCAGTTGAGTGATTCTGATTTATCAGAACTATCTCGGCTGGGTCGTCTTTTATTTGGGCCGATGCTCTCTATGGTTGATAGTGATATCTACCATGAAGAAATTCTTCCCAAACATGGGCCTGGTGCTACTGCAGATAGACTTTCCAGTAATGGAAAGTATCTGTCTGAGTACTGGACTCACCGTCTTGAGGAAGTCTTCCATTTTGGAGACTTTCTCAGCCCTTCTCCTGCTTATTCGCAGGATTGGAGTGACGGCATCAACATCCTAGAACCTGGATCTGAGCTCCCGTCTAGGGTAGTCTCAGTTCCTAAGACGCAGAAAACGCCTCGAATAATCGCTATCGAGCCCTCTTCTGTACAGTATGTACAGCAGGGGATACTCGAGTCGGTTAATCGTGCTATGAGACGAGATTTAATCGGCTCATTTATCAGTTCTGATTCTCAAGAGCCTAACCAGCTCTTGGCTCAGGAGGGCTCTATTGGAGACCTCGCCACGCTCGATCTGAGTGAGGCATCTGATCGCGTTTCCCTGATGCATGTTTGTTGCATCACTCGAGGTAACCCTCTATTTCAGAAGGCTATTCTCGCGTGTCGCTCCGAGTATGCTTCAGTACCTGGAAATGGAATTATTCCTCTCTCCAAGTTTGCGTCTATGGGTTCTGCTCTCTGTTTTCCTATCGAGGCCATGGTTTTTCTCACCATGATCTTTCATGGGATAGAGAGAGAGCGAGGATACCATTTTACCGACAGACGTGAAATTGAATCGTTTGTCGGCAGGGTGCGTGTCTACGGGGATGACATTGTCATTCCTGTTGACTATGTGCATACCGTTGTGGATTCACTGGAGTACTTCGGTGCAAAAGTGAATCGCCGAAAGTCTTTCTGGACTGGTAGGTTTAGAGAGTCTTGCGGTAAGGACTACTACGCTGGACATGACGTTTCCATTGTCAAGTTCCGTCGTCGTTGGCCTTCACATCGGCAGCAAGTCGCAGAGACTGTGTCACTCGTTGCTTTTCGCAACCTGCTTTATGAGCATGGTTGCTGGGCAACTTGTGCATGGTTGGATGAGAAGCTTCGGAATTTGCTTACGCATTTTCCGTGCATCGAATCCAGTTCCTCTGCGTTGGGTCGTGTCTCCTTTCTCGGGTATCTTGCTGAGAAGGAACATGAGCATCTTCACGTGCCTTTGGTTAAGGCTTGTGTGATGTCAAGTCGATCCCCCAAGGATCCCTTGGATGGTCGATCTGCCCTGCTTAAGTTCTTCCTTAAGCGTGGCGATTCACCTCGCTATGATAAGGAACACTTAAGACGCGCTGGGCGTCCGCGTGTCGCCTACATCAAAACGCGGTGGGTAACTCCGTACTAACGGAGCCCCTGGACATTACTATTGTATAGTAATGGCAGCCTAGGCTGCCGGGGAGACCATTTGTATCTGGTCTCTGGGATGGGGTAATTCTCATCCCGGGGAGATGCACTTGGCAGTGCATCTCCCTG